GTATAGATCAAACAGATTGTATATCTTAATGAGGTCTGGGATTGATAGGCCGTTTCCAACATTTGGCATTGTGGCGCTTCTATTTTTACAATGTTTGCATACTGTTATCGCATCTTGAAAGATTGAAACAAAAAACTTATTGCAGTGGCGACACAAGTATGTAGTAAGAACTTTTGAAGTGAGCTCATGCTCTAAGACTCCTTCTGCAATATTCCATCCAGCTTGTTCGGGAAAGCTAGTGTGGAGATAAAGAAAGGTTTTTTCGGCAACCTCTGCGGGCGAGTTTTCTAAAAAAATCTTGAAAGCTTTCATTAGTTCAAAAAACAGTTTCCGTTTCTGGTTACGCATTACAGTTCCTACGATATTAATATCGGGAGGAAGCCCAAACGATTTTTTGTGTTCTGCCTTGTTGGGAACAGGTCGATAAATTTGGGGATCAATAGCAGGAGAGGCGCACCCTAAAACATTGAGGGTGTTGTTTGATTCCTCTCGAAGCGTTTGTTCTCCAAATTCTGAATACGCTAAAAGACTATCACATTCCGAAAAGGTCTCAAGCCATTTCCTGCGTTGGGGAGCGGAGTCTACCGTTGGCATCCATAGCCAGTGGAAATAAGGCCTGAGGGGAGATTGCGCTATCCACTCGTCCATCCACGGATCTCTGTAGGTTAAGACAATGTCAGGCTTAAAGGTTAACGCAACCTTATCAAATCTCCAAAAACCAAAATGGTTAGCATGTTGCTGATCAAACTGTTTTTTTTCCTCATCGTTGGCAGGAGAATTGGAGAAATAGAGCCAGTCATGCTCCTTTCCCAGCTTGCTTGGGTCTCCGTAACTTGCAAACTCCGCCAATTCATATTTTCCAGTAGCCGAGAGGCGTGGAAGGACCTGTCTTGCGTAAGTGCCAAATCCTGAAGCAAGATTGTGACATTCTGTTACAAACAGAACTCTTTTTTTAGGCATTATATTCCCTTAATTTTTTAACAGCCTTATAAAATACTCTCTTAACATAAGAGTTCTTTTTCCCCGCGATTTCTGCCATCTCAGACAATTTGTAGCCCATGCGTCGTAGGTCTAAAAGAAAAATTTCTTCTTCTGAAAATGAAGATGGAATTATTTCCCAGAATTCCTGTGCGTCTAGGTAAGCTGGAACATTTGCAGGAGGGAGTGTTTTGTATCTATTTTTTTTAAGAGACTTGATCTCTTTTATAATTTCCCAACGTATTGGATTCCACGCATATGTAGATAGGACAGCTCCTTTATTGTTATCATATTTTTTTAGGGCTTTCCATAGGCCTATTCTTCCAGCCTGAACATAATCCTCCCTCTCGGTGGAATTTTGAGGCCTAAAGGAATTAACCACAGAGATTACGAGCCCCATGTTTTTCTCTATCAAGTCATTCATTCTCAATCTTATTATAGCGTCCTTTCTAAGCTAACTTGTTAGCTGTTTTACTTTTTTTACCAAAAAACTTCCACGCCTTTTGTCGCGTACTCCCCCTATCAATACTGTATTCCCTTCATAGAGCATTTTTTTAAATTTGGCCCACTCTTCCGAAAAGGCAGTTATGTTATCCAAAGAACATGAGACGTCGCTTGCTGTAATAAATCCCATTTGCTCTCCTTTGGCCTTCCCTTTTTTGATGGTCCACTCCCGCACAGAGTCTATCTGAACTCCTATAGAAATACCATATTGCGAATTAAAGCCGTCTATAAATTCCTTGCAGGTGCAGGTTGCATTGCTAGTATCATACTCGTCTACTTTGTTACATGTGAGTGAAATTCCAAGAAGCTCTTCTTCTTTTTTTGCAATCCACGAAGGGGAATCATAAAGTTCATATCCCGGATTATTATAGGCTGACAAAAGACCTTCTATATTTGGTATGCGAGAACGCCTAAATATGGGACGATTTTTAGATGTTGTTTTTGATGCCTCAATCATTTCTTGCATAGCTTCCGATACGGTTGTATCTGGATTGTTTTTTTTGTAGCTTACAAGCCACTCTATTTCTCTCTTGGTGAATTCTTTAATGGTATTAAAATGGTGTTGCATTCTTGATCGTGAGATTTCAAAGCAATCAAAAGCGCCTGACAATATCAGAGACTCAAAAGCTTTTTTATTAACAAAGGGAGATACTCTTAGTAAAAAGCAATCCCAGTCGCACTCACTCAACTCAATATTGTTTTCATGAACATCCCTTAACATTTTTTTAAACACAGAAGAACCCACATGCTTAATGTTGGTTATTCCGTAGGTTGGACGTCTTTCTATTAGCTGGAACTCTTCGTTCATATGTAATATGCTGGGAGGCATAATTTCTATTCCCATAATTTTTGCATTGTTAACAAGTTCGTGCACTTCCCAGTATGTATCCGGTTTTCCGATGGCATGTTTTAGGTATGACGTGAAAAATTCGTGGGGAAAATGTGCTTTAGTGTAGGCGGTAAGGTACGAGTTGTAGGCATAGCTAATGGCATGGGATTTATTGAATGAATATCTTTGGGATTTTTCGATCCAACTAAATATCTCTTCTGCTTGTTCTCTAGTAACGACCCCCTTGTTACCCGATTTTTCTAGAAAGGATTTCTTTACTTGGGCCATTACACCCGCTTTCTTTTTTCCGATGGCTTTGCGTAGAATATCAGCTTCCTGTAAATCAAATCCCGCTATTTCTGTGGCAATCAAAATGGCTTGTTCTTGATAAACCAAAATTCCATAGGTACTTTTGAGAATGGGCTCTAGTGAATCGTGAAAATATTCAACACTTTCTTCTCCTGATTTTCTATCAATATAATGCTGAGTAAGGCTTTTTCCTTTTACCATTGCCTCAAGACATCCCGGACGCATGATAGCTATGAGATCAGAAAGCTCTTCAATGTTCCTAGGTTTTGCTTGACTGGCCAATGACCGTCCAAGCTGGGATTCTAATTGAAAGACTCCCTTCGTGTTTCCTTCACATATAAGATCCCATGTGTCATTACAATCAAGAGGAAGCTGTGTAATGTCGGGGTTGTATATGGTATGTCCATCTAATGTTGTATCAAACGAACATCCGCATCTAAAATCTCTGGTCACTTAGCAAACGCCCCCTTGAACTTGTCCACGCTAGATTGACGACGATGGAACTTCATGAATTTGACCATAAGTTCTGCTTCGTCAATTGTATCTGAAAGTGCTTCGTGCGCTTGTGCGGGTCTCATTTCAAAAAATTTCCTGAAGACATCTAGCTTCATGCTGCTTGGCTCTGATAAATTTTCAAACCACATAAATAGAATATCCATCATGTCAATTTTGCTTACCTCAGAGAAGGGGAGCTTCGTATCGTATTTTTGTGCAAGTCTCCTTGCAATGGGTAAGTCAAAATTAACAATATTATATCCAGACGGTATTGGCTCAACGAACCACTGTCCAGCTTTCTTATCAACCTCGTACTTGGAGCAATAGCTACAAAAATTCTTCCAAACAATTTTTTCGCTTTGACCTGCTTTCCAGTTAGTAATGATTTCCTTTGCATTAACCCCCCGCTGCTTGGCATGCCATGCGATTGTGTCCTGACGTTCCTTTGTGAAATATTCTTCGCTATCTATGCCGTCTGGCTTGATTATTGCAGAGAACGCCTGTTCAGTTTTTATCTCAAGGGTGCGTGGGTCTACAGGGACCGCTGCCAACTCCACGGGATTACAAACGGTGGGGTTGGGGCTGTCTGTTTCAAAATCAAAAACGATAATCCATCTGTTGTTCATGTGTAATTATGCTCCTGTAATATGCTTGGAACTTCCATGATCTTATCAAGCATTTTAATGCCCAAAACATCAAGCTTGAGAAGGCCTACGTCTTCACAGCTTTGTCCTTCGAAACCAGCTAACAGATCCTTTTCTTCTCTATCTAAAACCATTGGACATACGTCGTGAATAGGCTGTGGGGAAATAACTATTCCGGCAGCATGCTTAGACTGAATAATCTTTGTACCCTCTAATCTAATTGCTTGTTCAAACATTCGGGAGAAAGGGCCCTCAAGTTTTCCATCGTCACCTATTTCGCACCACTCTTTTAGCTTGTCAGCTTTATTTTCTAGTGCCCACCATATGATGGAGGAGGTGCCAAGCTCATCTTTCATGTCTTGTAGCTCATCAGTAATTTTAGACTCATCCAAAATATGAGAGGTGATGGCGTTCTGTTCATCGAATTCAATATTGCCTCTTGCCCCCATTACTCTCTTTAGAGAAGCCCGTCCTTTTAGGGTTTGAAATGTTACAATCTGTGCTACATTGTCGTTGCCATAGCGACCTCTAATGTATTCCATGATGTCTCCTCTCGCGTGCTTTGGAACATCAATATCTATATCAGGCATCGAGACCCTACCCCCCGCATTGCGGCCTGCATTATAAAATCTCTCAAAGATTAAATTATATGGAATGGGATCAATTTGTGTTATGTCCATTAGGTATGAAACCATACAGCCAGCGGCACTTCCTCGTCCGGGTCCAGTTAAATAGCCTGATTTCCTTGCATACTGTAAGATGTCTTGCACAATGAGAAAATAGCTAGAGAGCCCAGTTTCTGTAAAAATAGAAATTTCTTTATCAACTCTTGCGCCATACTCAGAAAATCTTTCATGCCCTTTTCCTACGTGACCCATTTTGCGTGTCCATCCTTCTCGACATAGGAGTCTCAGATGGTCGTTGGGAGACATGTTGTCTGGGCATTCAAACATGGGGGGGTTGGGAGGCCCTAATATATCATAAGAGCCACAAGATTCTGATATTAATACTGTGTTGTCCAACTCTTCTTCCGTATGAAATTCTTTCATCTCTTCATAGGTTGGAATGTGATAATTATTAGATTCAAAAAATGTCTTTAGCGAGATGCATTTCCCTTCATTTATTTCGTTTTGAACCTGTGATATACTTTTTCTAAGGGCTGTGCAGAGAAGTACCCTCTGGTCATGGGCGTCTTCTTTCCTGCAATAATGAGCATCGGGGGTGGCAACACAGGGAATTCCTGTAATTTTAGAAATCTCTCGTAGTTTTTGTGCCACTTCTTTTGCTAATACATTTTGTAGAGAGTCAATTAGTTGTATTTCAATAAAGAAGTTTCCTTTGCCAAATACTTCTTGCATATATTCGGCCTCTTTGATAGCGTCCTGTTGCCAGTCTGGGTTGTCCACGACTGTACATGCAAGGCGTGAGCCTAAATGACCACTGAAGGATACGAGATCCGAGGTGGCGTGAAGGGAAAGCTGATCTAAATCAAGGCGTGGTTTGTGATAAAAATTGTTTGGATGATTGGCTTGAGAAACGAGAGATAAGAGATTCTTCCATCCCTTTAAATTTTTTGCCAAAACTACCTGATGTTTTAGCTTACGGTTGCTCGGTTCCTTTACAGACGCTGGCTCATCACATAGGTAAAGCTCACATCCCAATATAGGCTTGAATGAGGAGCCCACCGTTTTGTGAAAATCAACCGCCCCTGAGACGGTGCCATGGTCAGTTAGTGCACACGCAGGACTTTCAATCTCTTCAAGACGGCCCGCTATATGTTTTGTTTGGGAGAGGCCGTCAAGCAACGAATATTCGCTATGAACATGAAGGGGAACATAAAAGCTCATCTTTTCCTCCTAGAGTTTCGCAAGGGTCCGAAGCTCCCTTTTTTTTATTGCAAGATGGGCATAATGCCTGACTATTTTCAACACTCGTTATCCCTCCTGCCGACCAAGGTATAATGTGATCGGCCTCAAATTTTTCTTGAGTAAGTTGAGTATTGCACCCAACGCTCTGACAAATGTAATCCGGAGCTGTTTTGTAAAAAATTGTTGCTCTTTGTTCCGGGGTAAATTTTCGTCGAGGGTCTTTGGACGTAAGAGAGGGCAACTCAGAAAGAATTCTGTTTACAATCATGTCATGTCGATATTGAACCGCTTCCGGAGAATCGTTGCGAGCGCATTCTGTCAGTTTTGTTAAATCTTTGTCTTGTTGCTCTGGAGACTTCCCGTCATTAGCTTTGCGATCTTCTTCTAGTCGTAGGAATATTGGCGCTATTTGTTTTTTATCATCTTCTGAAAATGCATATTTTCTAAGAAGGTAAGTTATAGCATACGACAAAGAAAGAACTGACCACTTCTTTAGGGCGTTCTTAACGCCATGACTTTTAAATGATCTTTCAATTGCTGAGTAAGCGCTTTTAATCGCAACACAATGTTTATTAGATATAGTTAGGTCTTTGTGTTTTAGGTAGACCTTTTGACATTTAGGTAAACTTATTGGACAAAAGTCCTTTTTATCAAGTATTAGCGTCAGGACTTGAGCTACGGAATAACGGTTGTCGAACCTTTTGTTGAGACCTTTTACGCAGCTCTTAAACATTTTGTGTTCAGCCAATGTTTCTACGACTTTATGCATTCCGGGAGAAATAGAATGCATGGCGTTCAACTTTTCCGCAGAATTTAGAGGCTTTCCCTTTTGGAGACGACGGAACATTTCTTCTACATCATCATCGCTATAATTAATTAATTCATAAACATCTATAGATATTTCGTTAAATTTATCTTGCTGGCTAGGTGTAAGTGTCGAATATTTTTTGTTTGCAAATGGAATGGGTGTGGTCGAAGGTGTCTTAAATTCATCATTAAGAAAAGAAAGAATGGCTTTGATTCGCTGTTGTCCATCTACAACTTCATAGACCTCTTCTCCTTCATCGTTGTCGCCTTTTGTGCGAAAATATACCTTTGGAATATTATAATTTTGAAATAAAGAGTCTATCAACTCCTGCCTATCTTTCTTTCTCCAGACCTCATTACGCTGATAGACTGGATCAAAATCTAAAACTCCTCTATCATATCTCCTTTTGATAGAGTGAATACTTAGAGGAGTATGGTTTACTCTTCTTTCCTTGGCTTTAGCCATTTTTTCTCCTGAACTTTCGTAGATCCGAAATTGCTACGTTATGACAATCAGCGCGTACAACGAAACCATTAGATGGGTCAACCTGTCCTTTGGTAAGCTTTTTTGATTTCTGGAAATACTCTTCGTGAGTTAGCCAACCAAGAAGCCAAGCCCTTCCCCATCTTCCGTTTTTAAATTCTACCCTCACAAATGCGTACCTGTCACACTTTTGTTTGGTATTAAAGTTTGCAACAGAGCACTCGTAATTGGGCTTAGGGGCAGACGTGCATCTTTTAGTTTTAACGTCATACTTAATTCCGCTTTTGGAAGTTATGTCGTAGTCATAGGTGTTATTTACTGCGCCTTCTATCAGGGAATTGGCAATCTCTTCTCCTATAAAGCCCGCGATATTGCCTCCACCTTTCATAATAGAATTGTGTATGACGCCCATCTCGCGTGCCTTTTTCCATGCCCGCTTTTTCATTTCTTTAGTT